TTAAAGTTAGCATGATCAAGAATTAAAGCTGTATGATCTGTATCTACAGTTTCTTTAGCTATTACTCTAGCACATTTACAAATATTGTGCATATATTTATTAATACGATCGTTATTAGTAGCAGTACCTCTATCACCAACAGAAACACAACTTAATAAATCAATATTAGCTGCTTGTGCATTAGTTAATACAACTCTATGTACATCAGTTTCAGCAGTCGCTACAGCATATTGATAACTGTTTGATGTATTTCCAGCCATAATTGATTGAGTGTTTCTTGTTCCAAACTTTAACCAAAAATCTCTCATAATGAAACCGTATTCAGACATTAAAGCTGCTGAATAATAATTTCCTCTAGTATGGAATATATTAATACAATTAGTATAATTCATATTGTGATCTGCATTCTCATCTCCTGCAGAACTACCAGTTAAATGACACGCTGGATCTAACCCTGCAGCACTTCTTACTTTATTATTTCCATCATATCCTGCAACATATTTTGCAATAATGAAATATGGTTTAAAGTTTCCATTTTTATCTTTTCCTAAATCAATAAGAGTATATCCATCTCTTGGAATCCATGACATAGAGTATTCCATTTTCCCTGAACTATTTATTCCATATTTTTCATATCTTGAAAAATGTACAGTTCCAACATCAGGAGTATAAGTTACTCCATCAATTGTAACATCTTGTATTTCTGAAGGAGTCTCACCATAATTAGACATTCCTTTTAATGCTGTAATGATATCTTCCCCATTAATATTAATGTAATTACAATCAATTGAGTCAAATATTTTAGGATAATTATTTACTTCTGCAACTGAATCAGTTCCAGGAGTGATACTTAATCCTACATTATCATATAATTTAGTACAACTAGAACTATTGTTAGTTGCGAATAAATCCCATTCAACACCATATTCGCCTTCTGTAACTAACATAGCTCTCATCATTGTTAGAAAATCTTTTATTTTAGTTGGATTTGTTCCGTCAAACAAAAATCCATTTATGTTGGCAATGTTATTATTTATTTCTGATAAATCAACTATTCCACTTAACACATCCCATGTCGTTCCATTCCAAGCAACATTATCTCCTGCTTTTATGCCATGTGTACTATCAGCATTTTTAATATCATAAACATCTCCTACTGTTAATCCTGTTGTTGGTAAATTGCTATAATTTTGTACAGATCCTTTGTATTTATACACTGACGATACTTTGGCATCAATTTCACTTTTTGTATATACATCCGATGTATTTGCTTTTGCATTTAATAAAGTATTAGCTTCTGATTTAGAATATGTTTCACTTTTATTTGCTTTACTATTTTTTAAATCACTAATATCCTGTTTAACTCCTGAATCATCATATGGAGTCCCAGAACAAAACACTTTGAATTTGTATCTGTTTTGAAGATCATACATTCTTACTTTAAAATTCCCTGCCATTTATTACTCCCCCTCTTCTTCTGGTCTTGTAATATCCCAATCTATTTTTAATAATCCTTTAAAAGGAGTATACACTTGACTTTCACTGAAAGCGATTTGTAAATCATAATAATAAGTCTTATATTCTAAATCCACTGTATCAGATGGATCTACTGTAACTGAATAAGTTCTTGTTCCATCTTCTGCTGTTGAAACTTTAACAATTCCATCACCTAATGATTTTTGAAAAATATATTCATCATCGTTGGGATCTTTTTTGCATGAAAAGAAAGCAGAAGACAAATCAGCTTCGGCACCTATAACATCAAACTTAAAATCAAGAGTATCTCCTCTATTCATATATATATTATCGTATTCCATTTTATTTCCTCCTCTATATCCATCTTGAATAGTTTTTAATATCTATTTCTGATATTGTTCCAGTCCAAGAAATGGTATTAATTCCTTTTTTTAAATATAAATTTTCATAATTTCCAGTTGCTTTTCGATTCATTAAAACTTTAGTTGATGGATTATAAGCTTCTAATTTATCTGTATCTATCTCTATCGTTTCATTATCTAATGTTAAAACAATCACTTCTTCTTCATTCAAAGATAAATTTATAGTTCCATCACCTGTTATTGTAATAATTGGTTTAGAATAAACATTACCATTGTTTTTAATAGACAATTCATTTTCTGATAAATTATTAAATACCTTCTTTTCTTCAATTGTGGAAAACTTAAAAGGTTGACAATGAAATGTTATTTTTGCTTTCCTAAATTTTAATAGTTCCTCAAAGTCAATTTTATTTAAAAGTGAAAATTTATAATATTTATCTGGCTCGTTAGAAAATGTTATTATTCCATCTTGATTAAAAAAAGTTATTATTTCGTCAAGATCATATAAACCAAATAAACCAATTTCAAGTTCCTTATCATATGCACTATAACCCAGAGTAGTAATAATATCTCCATCTCTGCCATCAATCTCTTCTATCGTTGCTCTTTTACTTGGCTTTGATATATCTGGAAGTTTACTGATATATAATCCTGTTAATTCTAACGAATTTTTATTATTAATTGTTACATAATATCTCATAAAAACCTCCTAACTATATATTTCATCTGTTACTTTTTTAATAACAAATTTACCAACTCGATCTTCATCTAGTTCCACTGTCATTCCAGCTAGTGCCTCTTTAACTGCTTGGGCTAACATATTGTAATTAGATTCATAAGTTACATTTGGATTAATTACTGGATTAATTGAATTTTTAACACTTGTATTTAATCCTTTCATAGCCATATCAACATTAGATAAAACAGAATCAAATGATAAACCATTTGACATTGTGCTAGATAAATCATCAACTGCACTTTGAACTAAATGGGTACTCTTTTTAATTCCAGATGCTAATCCTTCAACAAAGTCTGGCATCCATTCTTCATAATCTCTCAATGGTCCTACATCTGGCCTAGAGAAGTGTAAGAAATTTTTAATCTTATTAGCTATACCTTTTACAGCATCACCAACTTTTCCAATCATACCTTTTATACCATTAACTAATCCCTGAATCATATCTTTACCCCAATTAACCATTTGACCAGGAAGATTTTTAATTCCATTTATTATAGTTGAAACTACATTTCCGATAGTTGATCCTAATGTTCCTAGCATAGATGAAATACCTTTAATTAACGTGGCAATTACTTCTCCACCTCTTTCTAGATATTGAGGTAATGCTTTAATTAAACCATTAATTATAGCCATTGTAATTTTAGGAATCATTGCTACTAATTTAGGAAGAGATACTATTAATCCGTTAATTAAAGCAATCATTATTTCGATTGCAGCATTAATAATTAATGGTAAATTTTCTATTAATACTTCTACTATTGTTTCAATAATTGTTGGTAGCATATCTATCAACATAGGGATTGCATCTACTATACCTTGAATTAAACTGATTAATAATTGGATTCCAGCTTCAATAATCTGTGGAAGATTATCTAATAATGTTTGAACAATAGTCATAATACAATCAATTATCGTTGGAATAAGAGTTGGTATGCTTTCTGCTATTCCTTTAGCAAGTGCTACTATCAAAGTTAATCCTGCTTGAATTATCTTAGGTAGATTAGTAGCTATGAACTCTACAGCTTTATTAATTAACATGGTAATAGTTTGTTGTAAGCCATCAGTATTTTGAGTTAACAAATTTAATAAACTATCAATCATATTAGTGATTGCATCTAACAACTGTGGTATTAACGTAACTAACATTGTTCCTATTTGTGGTACTAGTGTTTCTACTAAAGAAACAATTCCATTTAAAATATTTGGAGCCAATTTAGTTATTGCATCACCTATATTTTTTAAAACATTAGAAATAGATTCTGCAAGTGCTTCTGGACTACCACTGCCATTCAAGAAATTGTCAAATGCTGCTTTCATAGCACTTACTGATCCACTAATTGTTTTTTCTGCTTCTTGAGCAGTTGTACCAGTAACACCTAAATTTTCTTGAATAGCATGAATTGCATTATAAACATCATTAAGATTTGAAATGTCATATTGTACTCCAGTTAATTTTTCTGCATCAGAAAGCAGTCTTTCCATTTCAGATTTTGTTCCACCATATCCTAATTTTAGATTATCTAACATAGTGTAATTTTGCTTAGCAAATCCTTGATATGCATTTTGAATAGACTGCATATCTGTACCAAACTTATTAGCATTATCAGACATATCTTTAAAAGCCATATCTGCTGTTTTAGCTGCTTCTTCTGTATTTCCTCCTACTGATTGTAATAAAGAAGCTGCAAATGATGTAACGCCTTCCATATATTCATTGGCTGATACACCTGCTGTCTTATATGCTTGCTCTGCATTTTGTATTACTGTTTTTGCACTATCACCAAAAAGAGTTTCTACACCTCCAATAGATTGTTCTAATGAGGAATAAGACTTGACTCCTGCTGCAACAATTCCAGCTAATGCACCACCGACAACTGCACTTACTTCGGCCATTTTTTTTGCTACTGTTGCTGCTACATCTCCAACTTTTTTTAATCCTTCCTTTAAACCATCTAAATTTATTCCTGAAGATGTTTTCAATTCTTTATTTAGCTTATTAAGAGCAGATTCGCTTTTGGCTATTTCTACACTTAAAGCTCGATAGTTTTCTTTTTGTTCATCGGTTAGAGAATTATAGTTTCCCATTTGCCTTTGAGCTTCTTTTAAAGTATTCAATCTTTCAGTAGTTGCTGCAATGTTCTTTTTTAAAACATCTTGTTTTTGTGCCAATAATTCAGTATTTTTAGGATCTAATTTTAATGCTTGATTTAAAGATTTTAATTCAGTATTGGTTTTATATACAACACTGTCTACATCTTTCAAAGCATTTTGTAATTTAGTAGTATTACCACCAATTTCAATAGTAATACCTTTAATATTTTTTGATGCCATATAATCCTCCTTCTTTTGAATACTAAAAAAACTACCCTAATGAGTAGTTTTTGTACTACTCAAAAGAGTAGTTCTTTTTATGCAGATGGAGTTTTTTCATAAACAGATTCAAAGAATGCATCATATGCAGTCTTATTAGCAACTGTTGGAGCTAATTCTGTCTTAACTTGTCCATCTGTAGGTCTTGCAGATGCAGTTATATTTAAAGTTTCAGTAACAGGCTCTTTTGACTTTTCTCTAGTTTTAGAAGCTACAGAAGGTCTTGAAGCATTAACATTATAATACCAATACTTTCTATTTTCAGCATCTCCATCAATTTGGAATCCTAAAGCAAAATCATTTACTTTATCATCTTTATTTTCAAATAATGCACCATTTGCATCAGTAGTAAGTCCTAGAATTTTTGTTTTAAATTCATCTGGCACTAATGCAAGTTCCAAAGATCCAGAATAACCATCATTGCCTCTATCTTTAAAATAAGATGTATTATCTGCATGAAAATCAACTTCTTCTCCTGATGGATCCAAAGTTAAAGTTACTGCTCCTGGAATAGCAAATACTGTGTCATATGTAATTTCATTATTTGCACCATAAATAATCTTAGCAATATGAACATTACTAAGACCAAACTTTACTTTATTCATAATTTCCTCCTATATTTCATAATAATTGTGATATATTTTTTCATCACTATCCCATACTTCATCACCAATATCGTATGGAATATTGTTAGAATCTAATAGTTCTTCAAGTTTTTTCTGTAATGCAATATCTTTTTTAATGGTTACCATTTCTATTTCAAAACTATAATCTCTATAATAAGTTTTCCCATCTGCTTTGAAAGTATCTTCTGGAATCTCTCTATAAGCAATAAATGGTGGCTCTATATTCTTATTTGTAGCGAAATGATCATATGCTACAGGTATTTCTAATTGACATAATAAATCGTATATTTTTTTATGCATTTTGTATTACCTCTTCTACCTTTCTCTCATATTCATTAATACAAGTATCTTCTACTGGCTTAATATGCACATTAGGTTTAGTGATTCCACCATTCCTGGTTAAATGTGGCTTTTCCAATAGATGTGTTAATTGATAATCAGTTGCATTGTGAATAATAACATTAACTGATCCAAAACTCTTTTCTGTTTTAGTTCTCCATCCTTTGGCATATTTACCTTTATGGGATGTCTTTTTTTTATTAACTGGTGATGTCTTTTTCAGAGTAGAAGCACCTTTTTTAGCTACTTCTACTGCTGAATCTTCTATTCCTTCCTGAATATCTTTAGAATAATCATCCAGAATAGATACGACATCTAAAATGCTATTATTATTCATTTATACCAATTTGTCTTTCACAAACTAAAACAATATCATTTTTGTTTTTAGGATCAACAGTTCTTATTATTTTATATCTCTTATCATTCCAAAATAATTCTTCCTCATCGTGATAATTTAGTCTTTTTATAACAAATTCCACTGATGGAGAAAGCCCTATTTGAGTAGCATTATAAAATTCATTTGTTCTAACACTTTGCTTTTTTGCATAGCATTTAAAACGTGTTTCAAAATTAGATGATATATTATTACCTATATCATCTAATTCAACACTTCTACGCATTAGATAAATAATTTCAGTGTACTCCATCTTCAACCTCACTGATTTCTGGATTAGAATGATATTCATTATAATGTCTCAATGCATCTTTTTGAGATAAATAACTGTTAGCATACATTTCGCTATTACCTACATCTAAGTTAGATAATACATATGTATTAATTGCTTGACGAACTAAAGGATCTACTTCTTTATCTAAAAAGCTATCGGCTATGCCAACAGCTTTTAAATCTTTTTTCGCTGCTGCGATAAGATTTTTTATTGTATCATCAAACTCATCATGGTTAATACCTTGAGCTTTTTTTATATCTTCTAGCATAGCCTACTCATACCTTCTTTCTAACAATTAAGCAGATGGTAAATTAGCAGTTGTACCTTTTTTGAAGTATCCTGGTTTTGGTTTACCATCATAGATAGCATAAGCACCATAAGTTACTTTTCTACCTTTAACAGTTCTTTCTTTATCAAGTCTTACAGGAGTATTTTCATTTAAGATATAATATCTTGCATTTCCTGCAAGGATATCTTTTTCTTTTAAATATGGATCAACTTCTACATTAAATCCACTTACTTTTGGAAGACCAGCTAAATATGGATAATTTCCATTATTATCTTTGTAAGAAATAATATCTAAATTAACAGCTGATGAAATATATACATTAGCACCAATTTTAGCATCTTCTGATAATGCTCCATATGTATTTAATACACGTGCAATTGAATCATCTCCTGTTTGTACTGGAGTTTCTCCATAGATTGCACCAGTTGGCATATTAGATCCTGTACCATAAATAGTAGCAGTGATTAAAGTTTTAGCCATTTTATTGAATAATTCATCAATGATAAAGTCAATAAATGAATCAACAGCCATTTCCTCTAATTTCCATGTAATAACTACATCTTTAGCTAACTCCCAACCAGTTAATTGAAGGTTTTTATATTCTTGACCTTCGTTCTTAGTTTCAGTTGTTTCAGCATACCAATTAGCATCATCTGCTTCAAATAAGTATGGTAAATCAACATTACCTTGAACAGCTAATTTTCTAATGTCTCTAAAGAATGGTGAAGCCTTTTCCATTAACTCCATTAATTCCATTCTGACACTTGTTGGAATAAATAATCCACCATTATTAATTCCTTGTGTATCTGCATCAGAAGCTACAAATTCTGTTGCAGTTGTAGTAATGGCATCTCCTAAAGCTCTTTTTTCTTCTGCAGTGAATTTATCATCTGATAAACCCATTACTTTTTTAGCCCAAGCAGTACGATACTCTGGACTAGATAAATTATACTTTCTTTCTTCGTTCATATTCTTTTCCTCCATTTTTTTTGCTTTTACTGCTGATTTTTCTTCTACAGCAGAAGCTTTTTTTTCATTTTCATTATGTTCTGAAATTAATTCAGACTCTTCTGTTAGAGCAGTTGCTTCTTGATCTAACGAATCAACTTCTTTTTCTAATTCTTCAACTTTGTTGACATCTTCAACTGTTTCCAATTCAGATCTAATTTCAGTCTTACGTTTATCTATTTCAGCCTTACGTTGCTCTATTTCTTGTAATCTATTCATATAGACCTCCTCATATTTTTTAGTTCTTTTTGGCCTCCTAAATTCCATCTAAAAATACTTCTCCAAGTATTTATTAAAACGACTTAGTTAGTCTCCACCAACAAAAAAGGAACTCTCCAGTTCCTTTCCCATAATCGTATTAACCTAATTTTGACATTAGTCTTTCTTTTGCCTTTTTTAAGGCTTCTTTAGCTTCATATTCTTTTCTAAGTTCAGCTCTTCTCTTTAAGAAATCATCAGATATATTTCTAGCAACAGATACATCAGTTCCATTATAAAATGGTTGATCTACTACAGATACATCAAATAATTTACCAATTTTGGTAATTGTTCTTGTATCTGACTCATAATCATACTCATCTTCTTCTACAGTGAAACCAAAACTTTGCTTATCAATCAATTGTGTTTTAATTGCATTAAATATATTTCTATGATCTGATATATCTTCTTGTAAAAATGCATCAATACTTAAACCAGTCCCATCTGTATCAAGTTTTAATGATTTATTTCTTGTTCTTGCCAATATAATAAAACTATCATTATGATTATATCTCAAAACAACATCTGACATATCAGCTTCATCAAAAGCAGTTGGAGCAATAACTTCTGTATATCCATAATATGTTTCTGGACTATTAAAAACTACTGCATATCCTTTTATTTCCATTTTATTGTCTTCTGCTTCTGATGCTCTTAATTGAATATCTAGTTTTCTAATTTCCTTCTCCTTCATTTTCTTCATCTCCCTCCTCATTTTCATCATTAGAATCATCAATATTATTATTTTGCTGATGATTCTGATCAATTAATATCTTTTGGCCTTCTCCATCTGGAAGAGGAGCCATATTAAACACTTCTCTTAACTCGTCAACATAAAAGATATTACCTCCATATCTTAATATTTCAATTTTTGTCTTATTAGAAGCATATTGTAATCTATTACTCTCAAATATTATTTCATGACCATAATTCTTTTCTGTTGGAGTGAAAATCTTGTCAGTAAATTCTAATGACATTTGAATACCAATTGGCTCTAATACAGACTCATAAAAAGCATTCCATTCATCTTCATTGTATTTTGATTGAATAATGTTTTCATTTAAACCAAAATAAGAAAGTATCTTATTATCAATACTTTTTGCTTGTTCTGCTGTCGCTACTGTCGGCTTTAACTCAACAGGATCGAAAGTTGTTGTTGCATCTAATCCACCAATACCAGTAGTATTATCTGCATCCATAAAATCTTTAACAAATTGGTCTCTCATCTTTTTTACATCTTCTGGTTTTAAAATTGACTTAGTTGATTTTAAAATACCTCTAATGCTTTGAGTAGTTTTTATTGCGTTTATGATACCTTCATCTAATACGTGTTTAAATGAAAGTACTTTTACCAATGGTCTTTGACTACCTCCGACCAGTCCATCTAAATCATTGAATCTAGTTAAATGAATACAATCTGAATAAGGCACAAATCTTTCTTTTTTTCTTCCAAATTTGAATTTAACCCATATTTTACCTTGATATTCATAAAATTTACCTTCACTAAAATCTAATGGATATAATCCTGTTAGTTTATAGTTTTCATCTCGTTGAACATATATAATAGAATCGTTATAAAAAAACAAATTTGAAACAACTTGATAATAGAATTTATATGCATTTTGTAATTCATTTGGCTTTTTAGCAACATAATTTGAAATTTTATCCTGTTCTCTTCTTTTCTTTCCAGCAAAATCACTTAAATGTACAGGATGCATTTTTGCTGCATTTCTAGCAATCGTATCAACACAAGTTATTACATCTGGATCATTTACAAAATCTCCGTTGTATCTTGTAAAAACTGCTTTTCTACCATCAATAATCTCTATTTCTGTTGAAGTAGAAGGTTGCTTTGTATTAGAATTATTACCAAATATATTCTTAAAAATACTTCTCCATTCCATATTAAACCTCCTCATTAATATAATTTAAAAATTCTTGTTGCTTATTTACATACAGCACATAAGCATCCATTAAACTTGCAGCACCATCAATTCTTTGACGTGCTTTTTCTTTTGATAACATAATATTTTCGTTATCATCAACTTTTACAACAACATTTGATAAATTCCATTTTAGAATCGGATTATTGTTGTAATTTATTTTTTTATCCATTAAATCTGCTTTCATTTGTTTTAATGGAGCAGATTCTGTTTTATATCCTTGTCTTATTTCTACCATATCAAAACCATTTTCTATCATTTCATCACACCAAAATTGTGCATTCCACGAATCATATCCTACCCACAATGGTCTTAAATCAAATTCTTGAACTTGCTCCAAAAACCATAGTGTTACATCATGATAGTCGATTTTTGATGTTCCTGATAATCTTACTAATCCTGCTGCTAACCATTTATCATATGGAATTTTATCTTCAATTACTTTTTTTTCTAGTAAATTAGTAGGAATCCAATACATTTGCTTAACTCTTATTTCGCCTTTTACTACTCCAAGTATTGTTGCAGAAGTTAAGTCAGTTGTACTGGATAAATCACATCCTCCAATACAATAACTATCTTTCCATTCTTTATATACTTTTTCATTATTAAGATCATCAAAAGTTAGCCATGAATTTAAAGAATTTTGTCTAACATTAAAATCCTTACATAGTAAATTAACTAATTCTATTGGATTGTTTTTTGCCCTTTGAACTTTTTCTCTTAGATTTTTTATTGATTTTATTCTTCCTAAAGATGGGTTTGCTTTAAACCAACATTCTTCATCAGTCCACTCATTTTCGTTATCCAATTCATAAATAACAGGCAATAGTGTTTCATCTTCAATTGTTCCATCTATTACCTGGGAATCATAATCGTATTCTATGTCAAATACATTTTCTCTTACAGTTCCCATAGTAGATGTTTCTAAATATATTGGTTGAGTTCTTGCTCCCATTGAATCATAGGTAACATCTAATAAATTCTTATCTTTCCATGCATGGACCTCATCAGCTATTACCAAATGAGCATTTAATCCATCCAATGAATTAGAATCACTTGATAAAGCTCTAAAACTAGAATCATTATCATCATAATAAATTCCACCGATTAGACATCTTATTCTTTTGGCTAATGCTGGACTCTTTTTAACCATTTTTTTTGATTCTTCCCAAACAATTTTTGCTTGTTCTTTCTTTGTCGCAACAGAATAAATTTCTGCTCCACCTTCTCCATCTTTTGTAAGCATATATAATGCAATACCTGAATCTAAAACAGATTTACCATTTTTTCTAGCTACGAATAATACAGCTTTTTTGTACTTTCTCAATCCTGTATCTTTATCTACAAATCCAAACAAGGCTTGTAAAAATGCTTTTTGAAATAGTTCTAGTTTCAAAGGTTTACCATTCCAAATACCTTTTGATTGGCGACAATACTTTTCAATAAAATGAATACATCTTAGACTTTTTCTTTCATCAAAAATATAAGTATGGGTTTCATTTTCACCTGTTGCCTTATTAAAAAAAGAAACCGTTTTTGGTTTCTTTAAATCCATGACTAGCCTTTGATAAATTGTCTTGACTTTCTTACAGACTTTATTAGGGTTTTTCTCAATCCACTTGTAATATTCTTCTATATATGTCATAGATCATCATTGTCAAAGTCATCAATATTACCTGATCCAGAATCTGGTAATAAGTCATTTACTTGTTTGACTGTGGATTGATAATTTTTAACCAAAGAATTATACTGCACTAAAGCTGGATTAGCTCTTTCAACAAAGTATTTACCTTGATCCATTAGAGTGACTACACCTTTACTTTTAATCTCTTTTTGAAGTTTATTAATTGTTGTTTTCATAAACTCTAATTCTTTGACTAAAGATAATCCTAGCATTCCCTTATCGTCATCCATTTTATTGAAAGTAGTTTTTAATTTTTTAAAATTAACTGGCTTGATTTTATCCATTTTATCCTCCTTTCAGCAAAGATGGGGGGATATGCACGATTATGAGCAATTTTTGAAGGCTCTGGCCTCGGTTTCTCATATGGCACTGTGCTATCTTATATAGCCCCCCTTATCTTAAAATTAAATTACCTTGCTCATCGAAAGTATATTCACTTCTAGTAACTTGATCTTGATGATGTTCAAGTTCATGACATTCTTTGCAAATTCCTTCTAAATTATTTTCATTTAAAGCAATAGCATCATCATAAACGTTCTCATTATCTAAGTATATTTTATGATGAACTATCCCAGTTCTTCTTTTTTCTTTAGGTAGATAATCACTTAATCCATTTACATACACTGGCTTATGACATCTATTGCATAATAGATGTTGTTTAATCCATATATTATTCTTTACTTGCTTCCATGCTTTGGAATTGTAAAAGCTTTTTCTTACACCATAGCTCATTATTTAACTGCTTTTTCTACTTTTTTTGTAGGCTTTGTTGCTTGTTCTTTCTTCTCTTCTTTAACAACTCCAAGCTCTTCTATTAAGTTAAGTTCTAATAACTTATCTGCACGTTCTCTAGTTATGACTCTCTCATAATTAGGATCTTCTGGATTAGCTCTAATAATAGTATCTAACTCTAAATCAAAGTAATCTCTTATACATCTAACTTTAACTTTCATATTCTTTTCCTCCTTCCAAGTGCTTTTCCCTGGAGCTAATATCTTGCTCCAATCATCTTCTGGTGGAACGTATTTAAAAGGAGATGCTTTCCTCTCAAACATCTCCTTTACTATTTCATCTACGTTATTCATATCCCAATCACATTCTAATCTCATATTATCATTAATAGGTAATTCCTTACATATGGTTAATGGAGTAGTTACACATGGTACTCCATATGACCATGCTTCATTAATTGTATAACAGTATGTTTCCATATCATTAGATAATTGAATAACATAATCAGCCATTGATATGTATGGTCTTACATCGACTCTAGGAGTCATTAGTGTAACATTTTTTGATTTAATTGCGAAATTAACTGGATTAGAAAATATTAAAAACAGATAATGTCTACCTGTTTTTTCACAATACTTATCTAATGAATCAATTAATTGTAGTGTCCTTTTTCCACCTTTAACCTCATCATCCAATCTTCCAGCACTAACTAATATTAGTACTTTTTCTTTTGGCTCAATTGTCAATGGATTATAACACTTTTTTGTTTTAATATCCATTCCTAGTTTCTTACCATATTCATCTAATTTAGATGCAGCAAAATTAGATACTCCAATAAAATCATCTAATCTTCTATCGGTAATCGGTGGCCTATAACCTATTTCTTCATAATTAGCATGAGAAACAAATGTATTTTTCTTTGAAATAACATCATCCATCATATCAATATTAAAATTATAAAAGGCTTTTTCACATTCCACCACTTCTCCTGGAATATGCTTTTTACATCTTACATATTTTCTTAATCTTGCTAATTGATCAATGTTTGCTTCATCATAGAAAACTGTAATATCCCAATCTTCATATTTTTTAGCTATTTCATAAAGAAATTGTTCTGTTCCACCTATTCTACTAATTTTTTTAAAATAAAATATGTTTTGCATACTAACACTCCTATCAGAAATATTTGTCAATATCTTCTTGAGTTGCTTCCCTAGTATCAGATTCATTATTATCGACACTGCTAATTAAAACATTTAATAAAGAGACAAAAGTCATATCTTTCATCTCTTCTATCGTAATTCCTAATCTTTTTGCTAAAGCGACAACTTCAAATTCATCTATTGGTTTTTCATTATTTGCTTTGTGGGGAAGTTCTTTTATTTCCCCCTGATATGGGTGCTTGTGCAAGATCAACAACATCACTAATCCAGTCTGTATCTTCAAATAAATTAGTTATGGATTTTAAGAAATCTTCAAATGAAGATACCTGGTTTTTATCATTTTCTTGAATCATTGTATAAGCAATTCTTAATAATATTTCTACAACATCATCATATTTTGATAACAACACATCTGTTTTTGCATTTTTTAGTTTTGTGATTTCTTTTAAATCATCTAACAACTTTCTTCCAGTTTCATTTTTATATGCGAATTGAGTATATGCACTGGATTGCATTACATACTCTTTTCCACTTATCTTAACACTTTTTATCATATTCTTCTCCTTCTAATCTGCTATTTCTACTAATGGTCCACAATCCATTCTGAATTGTACTCCATCAGCTTCTAATATTGCTACTCCATTTGGAGTATCATTGGTAGGATCTTCTACATCTATAACTGTAAATATCTTATCGCAGATAAAATATTCTCCTACATTTATATTATCACTATCATAATTTGCTCTTTCTTTATCTGATTGACATTCTCCTAATGGTCCACATGGAATCCAATCGTTTTCTCCTACAGGAGAGCCATAACATAAATCGTAGCAGCCTACTGCTCCATTCTTGTATTTTCCACCAGGTAATTTAATCTCATTTATCTTAAATACTCCATTAATCATAACTTTGGATCCTTTATGAAGTATCTGATCAGGTCCAGTGCTACCTCCACCTCCACCTGATCCAGAATAATCTATAAATTTACATTTACCATGTGAAGTCCATGTTCTTGTAGCATATCCACTTTTTGCTCCAATATTACCTACTGCAGTAATTTGAACTTTATCCTGAAATGCAGGAGTACATTCTACTGCAAGACCATCACCAATATATACACCAATATGGCCATCTAACCATACAAATTCTCCTGGTACTATATTACTAAAATCACTTGATTGATTATAGCAACAATCCCAGAACATACCATTTGCGTTTGTATCAGGAACTCCATTAGAAGCATATACTGCTCCACCATATGTTTTATTAAGATTTCCATTCCATCCCCATAAAACACCTTTAATAAGATTTACACAGTCAAAACCAAATGTATCAGAACTTGCTGCATTGATTTTGTTTCTTCTACTTGGTTGTCTATTATAATCACAATTGTTAGTATATCTTTGTTTATTTGCATTGTTTAATGGTGATCCAAAACAAGCATAAACATATAATGTCTTATAATTAATTGCTATATCTTTTAATTTATTTACTAAATCATTAGCCTTCATTTTCAGCACCTTCTTCTTTAATTACTGCTTCATCATCTCCGACTACTTCAACAACTTCTTCTTCAACTTTTTCTACAACTTTTTCTGTTGCCATTTAAATCACTCCATTTCTATTTTTCATTTTCTAATTCTGGTAAACCAGCAACACTAGTTAATAAACTTAGTATTCCTGCTAATAAACTGGCACTGCCTACCATGATCCAATCAACATCACCCATAACAGCACTAGTTCCAATCATTGCAACTGCAGTTTGAGCAACTGTCTTAATTGCTCTTATTCCTGCTGCTTTCCACCATCTTAAATTCATAAACACATCTCCTTTCCAAAAGAAAAAGAACGATATTCTCGTTCTTACCATCTTTCTAAATATTTATGTTTTAAAAGTAGCTTACCTTTGCTACCTTTATCCCATCTGTGTTCAGTTTCAAATTGAACTAATAGATATTCAATTAGTTCTCTTTGCTCGGTTGTAGGCTCATATCTCTGCTGATTAATATATTTAAATATTTTATTTAAAGCAGTATATGTCTCAATATCTTTAAATTCAATCAAATGTAAATAATTATGTGCATTAGGCATGAGTAAACAACCATTCTCAATAGTTCTTGCACCATTATCACATCTTTTTTGGATATGATGAAAAGTTACATCTTTTTTTACTAACTTATAGTTCATCCAATCCAAATTAGAATAAGGTACATAAATCTTTAGCATTTCACTCGTTATATTTTTCATATGAATGCACCTCAAATTATTTTTTAGTGATAAACACCCTAGAATAGATATAAAATATATCAACTCTAGGCAGTTTATCACTGCCTTCCACTATCTGTTAAGATAAGTGCCATATAAGATATTTAGAAAACAAAAAAGAGAGTTTTTCTCTCTTGATTATTTTCTACAATATACAATATCACAGAATCAATGGGATTTGTGGGCAACTTTTTGAAACTTAATATATTTTCTTAGTTTTCTAGCTGCTGTAGTCCTATCACAATTGATTTCTTCACCTATGGTTGACCAATCCTTTAAGTCAAGAAATCTAAGTCTCATAATGTGTCTAATTTCGCTATCATCGACTGTCTCAATATATCTCTCAATTTCTAAATACTTTTCTAAGGCACTTAATCTGAACTCAATTAGTTGATCTATAAGTTCTACTTTTTTTTCCTGGATAGAATCCACTTTTTTAGTAGATTTAATAGAATCGTTATATTTAATGGCTCCCACTCCAGATCCAAATTCAACTATACTGTCTTCTAATCTTTTTATTTCTTGTTTTAACCAATAATATTGACTTAATTCTTTTTCACTCATTTGACTCCTTCCTATCCAACAACCCCTATCCTATACTTAACAAAATGAGATAATTCTGTTAAGTTCGTTTTAGTACCAACATTGTGGATATTTTTCTTTTATTTATTAAATGTTTTTCAATATTTTATTCACATCTATTTTTAGTATCTACTTTGTAATTTTCATTTTTTTAATTATATACTTTTAAAAATAAAAATCTTTTCTCGATTTTAATTGATCTTCATCATCCCAGCATATATAAATTAATGTAACCTGTGGACTAGAATGATTTAACATTTTCTGTAATGTAATTAAATCTTTTGTGTTCTCATAGAATGTTCTAGCAAAGCATTTTCTCAATGAATGACATCCTACTAAATAATTTATTCCTAATTCTTTTGTATACTTCTTTATCCTCATCCAAGCATTAGTTGAAGTTATAGGTTTATTAGTACCTACTCTTGATGGAAATAAGTATTCACCATCATATAGATTATTCCTGGATATATAATCCATTACATCCTTATGTAGTTTAGGATTTAATTCCCAATATTGTTCTTTCCTTGTTTTATTCTCTCTAATATACATAATACCTTTAATAAGATTTTCATTTACTTGTATCTTTAATAGATCATTAATCCTAAATGCTGTGTTTAATCCTAATTTAACTAGTAAATAATCTCTATCATACATCTTCTTTAAAGTCTCATTAGGCTCATTATCTCTTTTCTTCTGGAGCATTATCATTAAATTAGATGCATCTTCTTTTTTTAATGGTCTTACAGT